ACTTTGGCATGGTAATGTTTCTCGAGGGTGTTATTAAGAATGAAAATGAACTAATCCGTCGTTATAGTGAAGTTGCACAATATAGTGATTGTGATTCTGCAATTGAAGATATCATTAACGAAGCGATTGTAGCTGATGAAGATAAAACATCAGTTGAAATTCGTTTGGATGATGTTAAAATTTCAGAGCCAATTAAAAAGAAAATTCGAGAAGAATTTGATAATGTACTTGGTTTGTTTCATTTCAATGATCAAGCACATGAAATCTTTCGTAACTGGTATATTGACGGAAGATTATATTATCAAGTCCTTATTGATGATGCGAATGTAAAGAAGGGTATTCAAGAGTTACGAAGAATTGACCCTCGTAAAATTCGTCGCATTAAAAACATCAAACGAGAGAGAACTCCGCAGGGTGTTGAAGTTGTAAAACAGATTGAAGAATACTATCTGTACAACGACAAGGGTATCACTGAGCAAACAACGCATGGTGTTAAACTTGCATTAGATTCAGTGGTCTATGCTCCATCAGGATACATGGATCCAAATACTGGTATGATGATGTCTTATTTGCATAAGGCTATCAAACCAGTAAACCAACTAAAGATGATCGAGGACTCCTTGGTCATCTATCGCATTTCCCGTGCACCAGAGCGTAGAATTTTCTACATCGATGTGGGTAATTTGCCGAAGTTGAAAGCAGAGCAATATGTTTCTGACATTATGAACAAGTTTCGTCAGAAGATTGTTTATGATGCAACTACTGGCGAAACAAGAGATGATCGTCGCCATCTATCAATGATGGAAGACTTTTGGATGCCTCGTCGTGAAGGTGGTAAGGGTACTGAAATTACTACTCTTCCAGGTGGACAAAACCTTGGTGAGATTCAGGACATCGAATATTTCCAAGCAAAACTATATCACGCATTGAATGTTCCAATCAGCCGTTTACAACAGCAACAAGGTTTCAGTATTGGTCGTTCAACAGAGATTAGTCGTGATGAAGTTAAGTTTAATAAGTTTATTGTTAGACTTCGTAAAAAGTTTTCTACACTGTTCTCACATGCATTAAGAGTTCAGTTGATTGCCAAGGGTGTTATCACTCCAGATGATTGGGCTGACATCGAGCAATCTATTAAATACGATTATATTGAAGACAATCATTATAGCGAATTAAAAGATTCTGAAATTCTTCAACAAAGACTTTCAATGTTGCAACTGATGGATCCTTATATTGGTAAATACTACTCTATGGAGTGGGCAAGAAAGAATGTTCTTCGTTTGGATGACAAAGAAATTAAAGACATCCAAAAACAAATCGATAGCGAAAAAGAAGAACAACTTGATATTGCCACAATGCAAGGTGAGATTCAGCAAGCAATGCAGCAACCAATGATGGATGCTCAAATGCAACAGCAACAAGATGCTATGGCTCAACAGCAAGATGCACAACCGCAACAAGACCAAGGTGGTCAAGATGAACAAGCATCTGAGCAAGACACACAACAAGAACAACCTACAGCAAAACTTAAAAAAGTAGCTAATGGTTGGCCAAATTAAACTAGGAGATTATTATGAATGAAACAGTACAAAATTTAGTTGATGCAATTAAAGCAGGTAATGCTATTGATACAGAGCAAGCATTTGCTGCAGCCATGCAAGAAAAACTAGCTGGTAAATTAGAAGACATGCATCAAGCAGTTGCACAAAGCATGTTCAAACAACCTGAATTGGCTGAAGAAGAATATGAATTGTCAGACGAAGAAGTTGCTGCAGTTCAAGCAATTCAAGAAGCTGATTTAAATGGTTTAACTGTTGAAGAATTAGAGTCTCTTGAAGAAGCAAACAAGTGGATCGCTGGTGCAATTAAGCATCCAGGAGCAGAAACAAAGTCTGCAAAAAGAGCTGGTATGACTACTCATGAATATGCTGAAAAGCATAAGGGTGATACAGGAACAGCTGGTAAGCGTGCTCGTTTGGCTTTGACTCTTTCTAAAATTGCCAAAAAGAAATAATGAACTATAAACAGTTTACCAAATCGTTTACTAGAGATGGTGTTTGCGAAAGCACCAGATCCTATCGTCAGTTAATTGAAAAAACTGATGATGGTAAAGTATACATCAATGGTATGGAAACTGAATTTAAAAGTTTGGAAGAAGCAAAACAATACATTAAACAAGATTACATTACTCATAAATTAGAAGAACAAGCATCAAAAGATCTATACGAAGAACTATCTCACAATACCGTCGCAAATATTATTAAAGAATATCACGATGTTAAAGTTACAGATACACTAATCGAAAATTATATACAGCTCGCTTCTTCCAACATGTTTAGTGTTGATCCAGTGGTGCAAGGCATCCGTTCTCTTAATAAACTGGATCGTTTGATTGAAGGTAAACTTCATTATGTGCTTAAAGATGACACAATTGTAACAATTGATGAGAGCACGCAAAGTGTCCTAAATAAGTTATTACAGAATCAAAACGAGATTATTGAGTATATGAGAGAGTCCAAAGAGAACTTCTTTCATGTGCTTAGCAAAATAGAGGAAAACTAAGATGGCTGTGTTATTCACTACAGTAAGAAATACAAACCAAGAGACTATCATCCACTTTGATACAGTGGCTGCAGAATCTGGAACAATTACAATTGCAGATTTAACTGCATCTACTCAAGCAAGAAACTCTGATACACCAAAGGTGAATATCGTTCGTTTCATCGCTACTGGTGCTGATGGTTCAGCTACTCGTGTTACTCGTAGTGGTAAGAATATTATTTCTTGCGCCCCAGAAAATGCTCCAATATTAGATTTAACTCAATATGGCATTTCTGATTCAACAAACAATACTGCTGATATCGTTGTTGTTAATGATGCAGCAAAACCAGTTACTGGTTATATTACTTTGCGCAAGATCCAAGGTTGGTCTACTAAAGTTGAGAATGAAGTTTACGGTGCTTATGACGATCCAACTCGTGTTGGTGCTTCAACAACTCTCTCTGGTTCTCCAGATAAGGCATAACTATGAAACTCATTAGAGAAGTTTACGAACAAACAAATACCATTGTCGAATCTAAAATCGGCAAAGGAAAAGAATATTTTATCGAAGGTATTTTTCTTCAATCTGAACTGAAGAATCGTAATGGTCGCATGTATCCAGAATCAGTTATGGATCGTGAAGTTGGTCGTTACATTACAGAGTCAGTTGAAAAGAATCGTGCTTATGGCGAACTAGGTCATCCAGATACTCCATCTATTAATTTAGATCGTGTATCACACCTAATCGTTTCACTTCGTAAAGAAGGCACAAACTATGTCGGTAAAGCAAAAATTCTAGAAACACCTATGGGGATGATCGCTCGTGGTCTGTTAGATGGCGGTGCAAATCTCGGTGTGTCTAGTAGAGCACTTGGAACTCTGAAAGAGAATCATGACGGAATCCAAGTAGTTCAAGACGATTTTATGCTGTCTACAGCAGCTGACATCGTTGCAGACCCATCCGCTCCAGACGCATTCGTGCGTGGCATTATGGAATCTAAAGAGTGGGTTTTCGTTGATGGAAAGTATGTGGAACAACATATCGAGGGAGTTAAGAAATTTATTCAAAAAACTTCTTCTCGTAATTTAGAGGAAGCAAAGATCCTTGCTTTCCAGAATTTTCTGAGTAAAATCAGATAAATTATAAATAATTTAATAGAACTATCCAGTTACAGGAGAACACGATGTCAATCGAACAAAAAATTGCAGAAATTTTGGCTGAGTCTAAAGCAACACAATTAGACGAATTCAAATCAATGGGTAAAGAAGGTGGTAGCAATACTACAACTGGTCACGCAGCATCTGGTGACCATGCACCAATTCGCAAAGGTAATGCTATTCCAGCTACTGCTGAAGCAGAAAACGAAGCGAACAAGAAGAACAATGTTAAAGACGAGCATGAAGCAGAAGATGCTACTGCTAAAAAGTCTAACCCAGCAAACAGCTCTGCTGTAGCTGGCGACCAAGCACCAGTGCACAAAGGTTCCACATCTATTAAAGGTGTTAAGGAAGATGTTGATGCATTGTTGAATGGTGAAGAATTATCAGAAGAGTTCCGTACAAAAGCGGAAACTATTTTTGAAGCAGCAGTTCTCAGCCGTGTTGCTGCAGAAGTTGCTCGCATTGAAGAAGAATTCGAAAGCAAACTTGCTGAGCAAGTTGCAAAGAATACAGAGGGTCTTGTTGAACAAGTTGATGGATACCTTGGCTATATTGCCGAGCAGTGGATGACACAAAATGAATTAGCCCTAGAGCGTGGTATGAAGTCTGACATTCTTGAAGGATTCGTATCTGGTCTTAAAGATCTATTTGAAGAGCACTACATCGATCTTCCAGAAGAGAAGTTTGATGTGCTTGGCGAAATGGAATCAAAACTAGAAGAAATCGAAGCAAAGTTAAACGAACAAGTTGCTGCTAATATTGAACTAAGCAAGACTCTTGCTGAATCAAAGCGTAACGAAATCGTTAAACAAATCGCTGAAGGTTTAACTGATACTGAAACTGAGAAATTCTTAGGTTTGGTTGACGAACTTTCTTACGAAGATGCTACATCTTTCGAGTCTAAAGTAAAGACTATCCGTGAAAATTATTTCACAACAAAAGGTACTACAATTGTAGAATCTGTAGTAACTGATGCTCCAGTAGAAATGTTGACAGAACAAGGCACTAAGAAAGTTAGTGACCCAGCAATGTCTGCATATGCTGCTGCGTTAAGCAAAATCAACAAGTAAACAAAGGAAAATAAAATGACAAGTCGTCAAGATTTAGTTAAAAAATGGGCTCCGATTCTGGAACATGAATCAGCACCATCTATCCGTGATAACTATCGTAAAGAAGTTACAGCGGTTCTCTTGGAAAACCAAGAAAAAGAAATGCAAGCACAACGCGAAGCATTGTTCGAAGCAGCTCCAGCTAACGCTGTTGGCTCTTATGGTGACACAAACGGCTTTGCTAAGTTTGATCCAGTATTGATCAGCTTGGTTCGTCGTGCAATGCCACAAATGATCGCTTATGATGTTTGCGGTGTACAACCAATGACTCAACCAACTGGCTTGATTTTCGCAATGAAGTCACGCTATGGTTCACAAGGTGGTAGCGAAGCATTGTTCAACGAAGCTGACTCTGCATACTCTGGTACTGGTGCTCAAACAACTCCATACGATTTCGGTGGATCTGAGACTACTGGTTCTGCATTGGCTACTGCTGATGGCGAGCGTCTTGGTCAAGGTGGCACAGGCGATGGTTCTTTCGGTCAAATGGCTTTCTCTATCGAAAAGACTTCAGTTACTGCAAAGACTCGTGCTTTGAAGGCTGAATACTCTATCGAATTAGCACAAGACATGAAGTCTGTTCATGGTCTTGACGCTGAAGGCGAATTGAGCAACATTCTCTCTACTGAGATCCTTGCTGAAATCAACCGTGAAGTTATCCGTACAATCTACAAAACAGCTAAAGCTGGTGCTCAAGTTGGTACTACTTCTGCTGGTACTTTCGACTTAGATACTGACTCTAATGGTCGTTGGTCTGTTGAGAAATTCAAAGGTTTAATGTTCCAAATCGAGCGTGAAGCCAATGCTATCGGTCAACAAACTCGTCGTGGTCGTGGTAACATCATCATCACTTCAGCTGATGTGGCTTCTGCTTTAGCCATGGCTGGTGTGTTGGATTATTCTTCTGGCTTGACTGGTAAGAATGATTTGACAGTTGATGATACTTCAACTACTTTCGCTGGTGTATTGAATGGTAAATATAAAGTTTATGTTGACCCATATACATCTAATGTGTCTGCTACTCAGTTCTTCGTTGTTGGCTATAAAGGTCAATCAGCGTTTGATGCTGGTCTCTTCTATTGCCCATATGTTCCATTGCAAATGGTTCGTGCAGTTGATCCTAACAGCTTCCAACCAAAAATTGGTTTCAAGACTCGTTACGGTCTAGTTGCTAACCCATTCGTTAATTTGGATGACGGCAATGCAGGTCAAGACAACTTGACAGCAAACGCAAACTACTACTACCGTCGTGTTAAGGTTACTAACTTAATGTAATCGACTAGTCGGTTTTGTTATGAAGCCGACATTAAGAAGCGGTGTTTGGAGGGGTCTCGAAAGAGATCCCTCTTTTTTATTTGGATAAATAATCATATGACTACTCCTACTATTTCCTGCCCAATTCCAGATAACATCAGTCCATTATCTCCTAATGGGTTTATGTTCACCATTAACAAATTACCTGCGCTGAGTTTCTTTTGTCAGGAAGTTAATATTCCAGGAATTTTATTGGGCGATCCTATGCAGGCAAACCCATTTGCTTCTGTTCCACTTCCAGGTGATCACATTACTTGGGATACTCTGAATGTGCAGTATTTAATTGACAGTCACATGGCGAACTATCTGGGGATATATAACTGGATCGTGGCTTTAGGTTTTCCAACTTCATACAATCAGTATACAACTTTCGTTGATTCTGCAACTGCAGCATTGTATTCTGAATTGGCGAAAAATTATTCTGATGCTACATTGCAAATTCTTGGACCACAAAATACAAAAGTTAAAGAAATTCAATTCATTGACTTGTTTCCAATTTCAATCGACTCTTTAACATTTGCATCAACCAATACAGATGTTCGTTACCTTGTTGGTAATGCAACATTCCGTTACAACTACTACAAATTCTTGTAAGGCAAATTTGCTTTTTTTGTAAGATTACTGTATAATAGCAGTAACATTAATTGAGGTATATTATGAATTTAGAACAATTGCAAGAACAATGGGATATAGATTGCCAGATAGATGATAACTATCTTGGTGAGAATTCTACAGCAACTCCCAAGTTACATGCCAAGTATGTCAAACTACTTGTCAACATTAAACTAAAGCACACAAAACTCCAAGCAGACTACTTACTTCTTCGCAAGAATAAGTTTCGCCTATATCGTGGCGAACTATCTCGTGATGAACTAACACAACTTAATTGGGATCAGTGGCAAGGTGTTAAACCATTGAAGAATGAGATGGATGAATTTCTTTCTGGTGATACAGAGTTAGTAAACATCAAAATGAAAATTGATTATCTTGAAACAATGATTTATTTTTTAGAATCAGTCCTTCAACAAATTAAGGCAAGAGACTGGCAGATTAAAACTGCAGTT